ATATTTTAGCCGGGTGGGGGATAAGCGTAGGAGCCAATAACGGTAATAAGAAAAAGAAAAAAGAGGAAGAACAACAATTAGCGGCAAGCAATACAGCAGGTCAACAGGTCATTGTAATAAAACAGCCAATAGAACTTATTACTAAAGCCCCAACAGCTACCCGAATTGATCCAATCACTAACCGCCCTATAGGGGAGGATGGCAAATTATCATGAACCGTTTTTTTCTTCTCGCTGCTTTCCTAGTAGCAACTCCAGCCGCAAAATGTGACCTTCACCATAAAATAACTAGTTCAACTCAATTAACTGTAAACGCCGCAGCGACCCAATCAACTCGGTTGGGTTCAAGTTTTTCAATCAGCGGTAACAACATAGATACAACTGATGGAACGACGGTAAACACGGTGTCAACAGGAGCGATTAGTTCAGGAATTTATTCACCCGGTACAATAGCCGCGACCCAAGACGACCCGGGGCAGGCGTTTTCCTTCAGTTCTACATATAGTCAAGGGGACGCTATACCGACAAGCGCGGTTAGTGTTGGCGCTGTTCCAAATTTCTCTAACGTAACTTCTACGGCTGCCGGGACTGCTGGTTCACTGGCTGGAACTATTTTAAGCGACGGAAGTATTACTCTAACTGCCGGATCGAGTGGGACTTCGGCGGTGGGGCAAGTGATTACAGAATTAATTGTTGACTAATGCGTTTTATTGTTGGCTTATTATTTATATTTAATGCGCCAGTTTATGCCGCGCCAGTAATCCCAAATTTTCAACAAGGAGTTTTACAAAATCACACTGAGACTCAAAGTGTAGTTCAGGAGACGATAAAAAGTTTTGATTTCCGTAATGGATACCAGCTAACAACAGGTGGGGTTAATGTTTCGCCTTCTAATACTTCAAATATTGCACCAACAGGATATACAACAAATACCCAAACTATTCAAGGGGTTACAACATCAATTACAAACCCTACATATACAGCAAAACCAGAATATTCAATTAATAATGCTGGCCAAAGTTGGTCATATTTTGAAACGCTAGAAACTGGAGGACTTGTTAATTTTACTCAGATTGATAGAACAACAACTATTGAAAGTGTATCTGATTCAACTTCTACATTTAGCCAGTGATTAAGAGCTTAAAATATACTTTAGCAATTGCTTTTATATTATCAAATATAGCTGAAAAGGCTTACAGCAACACGGTTAACACTACTTCAAATTCCACTGGCAGCGTTACAAATCAATCAATTCAGGTTGTGCCCTCTAGGCAATTTACCCAGTCTGTAGCCCCGGCCTTGCAGTGCCAAGGTTCAACCCTAAATATCAACCCATTTTTGCAAACAACAAATTCTTATAGCGCACCTTATCAGCCAATTTATCAAGAGCCTGTATATGATTTACAAACAAATGATGACGGCGCTTTAGTTAATCCGGGATCAATCCTTTACTACAAGCCAACAAGAACAGGACAAAAGGAAAATAATATGAGTATCAGTTCAGGTATTGCTTTAACTTTTGCAATTCCACTTGATCGCCAATCTGTTCGCCTTTGCCGCGCTGCTATGGCCAAACAAGTTGATCTATATACTCATCAGCTAGAAGCAAAGAAATTAAACTATCACGCTTCAAGAATTAATACTTGCGCTAAATGGAAAAAAGAAGGCGTTTTATTGACTGAAAATTCGCCCTTATATGGTCTCTGCAAAGACGTGACTTTAGTGACGCCAGCTAATACGTTGATTGATCATAAACACGAAATTACCACCCCTTCTTCAACTTCCGAATAGCTTTATTACGTTCTCTTTGTTCCATCTTTTTGTCAAAGATACTTTTCTTCTCTGGCGGTTTTTTTAATAGCTTTGTTTTTAATGTTGTGATTACTTTTTTAACACTTGGTTTAATTACCTTTAACAATAGATCAGCAACGGGTTTAGCTAAAACAGAACTTACAACAGCAGTTGAAGCGATAATTGCAGTTGTTGAAACTGTCCCTATTTGAGGTAAATATTTTTCTTGTATTGAGATAGGAGAGTAAACAACTATACAAGTTTGGCCGTCTTCACTTAATTCAAACCCAGAAACTTTTTCTTTTCCATTTGCTGCAATATCACCAATTCTAGGATTATTTTTCTGTGGATCAGGACAAGGAACATTCTCTTTCTTTTCTTCCTTTATTATTTGTTCTTTTGGAATTTCGGCTTGTGGCGGTTCTGTTGTGTTAGTTGGTGGCGGTTCTACCGCTGGTTTTTGACTTTGAATAATTTGTATTTTTTTAGGGTTATATTGAATCGGTTCAAACCAAGGAATACCCGGACAAATAACAATATTTCCGGCGGGATCATCTGTAAAAATTTGTTTAGACCTCGTATAATCTCGCCTTATTTCCGAACAGGGCGTTTCTATGTAGGGGATAGGAACAGAAGGGGTTGCAATAACGTTAGGCGCCTGAATATTAGGTATTGTCCATATCTTTACTGTCGGAACCTTTATCTCTTCTATTTCCATCTTCTTTCTGTCTAATTAGTTCTTCTTCTTTCAAGCGCAACAATGCCTCTTTGATTGCTTCGGCTTGCAAAGAATTTGCCCATATTAAAAGGGGAGGACATTTCCGGTTGATGTAGGAACTTTTGGTATTTCTGGAACAGGTATTAGCTTTGTAATTTTATTTGTCAAATAAGCTTTTGCTTTGGCTTGGTTGGTTGGGTTCTTAGCGTAGAAATAAAGACCCGTACCACCTGCCAGCACTCCCACTATAAACACACTGTTTGCAATCACAAGAACATTAATAATTTTTTTCATAGCTTTAAACGTTGCTACGCCTCGATATTAAACTAAAATCTAAATAAAAACATGTTTGAAGATATATGGAAAGAAGCCATACTCAAGGCTGCGCCAATCATGGTTATAGTTATAGCTTTTTCAACAGTGGCTTTATTACCTGCGTACTTAATGACAGGGCTATTAATTAAACAGCAACAGGGTCAACAACAGTCGATTCAGGTTGATCTAGCGCGTCAAGTTCATTAAGTATAGTTTGTAATTCAACTTCTTTTTTACTAAACAAATCAACCGCTAATTTAGCCTGTGATAATTCACTTTGAATTGTATTAAGTTCTGCTGTTACTTGTTTGCGACGTTCTGTAATTGTATTAGCCATATTTAAGAAGATGTTTTATCACTGATCAATTTAGCTTTCCATGCGTTCTTAATGGAAGTTGTCCAAATTACAGAACAAATATCTTTAATTTCTTGAGGTATTGCTGTTACTCCATCGGGTTCCTTATCTAATGGATTCTCAACTAAATCATTTGCATCTTCAGCGGGTGTCGTTCCATCTGCTTTGAAACCACCTTTTAAAGTTCCGGGGTCTAAAACATACCTTTCAAAGGATTTCGCTAATATTTTTCCGTCCTCTTTTATTATTGAAGCTTTCCTAATTTGTAACTGTGCATAATCGCCAATGATTTCTTTTTTGTCGTAAGAAATAGTCTTAGTAATAGCCATGATTTTAGGAACGTTTGATCAAACGAAACAGGTTTAAATGAGGCTTAGTTTAGAGACATGCTAACGGTCTAAAATCAATCAGTGTAATAAAATAATTTGAAACCTATGTACCTTGTATTAGTAGGACCAGAACCATCAAAAGAATTATTTTGCAAGACTCCTCCACTATTTGCACCATCAAGCCAATAGAAGTTAGCGACTGATCCACCGGGGGAACCAGATGGGGCCATTTTATAAGCATCTGTTAAATTTCCGCCATAAGACCAACATCCACCCGCAATGGCACTTGTATCTGATGTTATAGAAAAGGGTAATCCTGTGATCAAGAAATTATTTCCATCGTCTGGAACACTTTGAACATAGAAGTAAGCATGTATCGTAACTTCACGACCTATTTTTGTATATCTACAACTATAAACAGTTAACGTTCCACCGTTACTCAAACCGGGAGTGAATGATCCTTCCTCGTAATCTGAAAGAGCATTCGACGCCGCATTATCAGAATTAAAACATAAACCATCGGAAGTGAATCGACCTCTCACTGTAGCGTCAACATCAAACATTACAGAGGAAGCAGATCTATTTTGTCCGGGGTCGGCTTTAAGAGTTAAAGAACCATCTGAAGCACTTGAAACGATCTCTGTCTCTCCGCCTAACATTTGTAGTTTAGGCGTTGCGTGTTCGCTAATCCTTAATGCTTCTGTTTCTGTTCCTCCATTCTTGGTATAAAATCTTAAGTTTCCATCATCACTACTACTTCCTGTATATCCAGTGATTCTTGCTACTTGATCAGTATCACTATTAGAAAAATCAATATTTCCATTAGCAGTATTATTACTATTATTACCTTGCTTGAAATCTAAAGTTGACCCATCAAAGGTAAGATTGGCTTCACCTTGAATATTATTTGCACTCGTAACAGTTGTAATAGTGTTATTAGTTGAACCGCTTAATGTAGTTCCCCCTGAAGGTGGTTGCCAAGAGCAAGTGCCATCACCATCCTCTCTTAAAAATTTAGTTCCGCCCGATTCACCTGTTGACTTAATTACAGTACCCTCGACAGGAATATCACTTAAAGTTCCATCAAGTTTAAATAATTGAATCCAAGCATTATTAGCGGCGTTCCTGATTTTTAAATATCCGCTATTCGTATCAGCCCACGTTTGAAAAGCTACCTTACCTGAACTCGGCTCAGTACTTCCTGAATGATTAGACCATAAGGCGGCGTATTGGTTATTAATGTCAGTTCTTACAGCCGAGCCAGTACCGTTTGCAACTACTCCGTCAGCTTGTGCCATCTTCTAACTCATGCGTAGCAATATCAACAGTCTATACTGTTTTGCCGTAACCTACAGCCGACCAAGTGAAATTTCTATCAACTGCGGCATTACTTGAATTTTTAAAGGTCACAACAAAAGAACTACTGCTAACCGTTCCCATTTCGATATAGTCACCGCTTGCAAGATTCATTGCATTAATACCAATCGAGGGTAAATAAGCGTTCGTTCCTCCTAAGCTACCTGTTCCGGTAAAGAAGTTTTTAGCGAAATTAACTGTTTTACTACCTGCCCCAGATGCAACCGCGCCGGTGCTTTGTTCCTGTCTTCTTTGAAGTGTGGCCGTATAACCCAATTCATCAACAAGAATATTTTCATCTGTATTTGTACTTGTAAGTATCGTTTTAAAATCAAAGCCTCGGCCTGTAAAAGTACCATTAATAAACTCTTTCCAACCTGACCAACTAGCACCGCCGGAAGCCGGATCATCATCAGTTGATCTTAGATATAATCTTGCATCTACATTTAGAATTGCCCCACCATCCCAATCGTTGATTGCGTCAACATCTGCCACCGCGTCGAAATCATCGGCAGGTAAATACGCCCTAGTAACAAAATGACGTTTTAAATCAAGTGAGAATTTAGCGCCTAAATCTAATTTGTCAGCGAAGGTATATGTTCCCTCAGAATCAACCCCTGTTGAAATATCAAAATCAGCCATCGCGTCAACATCCGCAATTGTGTCAAAAAGCGCTGTTCCTTGAAGCGTTAAAGCGTCTAAATCTTCTTCGTAATAGGTATCAGAATTAGTGCCTTGAAATGGTGGGGTGTCGCCGTCTTCTCTTCTTGTTTGAACAGCTAAAGCTCCAATAGGATCGGGAAGATCAATAACAATTGAAGTAGCGCTTGATATTCTGCCGCCTGAATCTTCAAAGGCTAAAAATATTTCACCTTCAACCATTGGTAAAGTTGCTTCTGTTTGGCTTCCAGCCTTTGCAGCAATAAGCGTTACAGCGTTTGAAAATGTTGCAGATCCATCGGTTTTATTGGAATGCCTGAACACACAACGACCGCCTAATTTCACGTCAAGGTCGGTTGATTGATCCCATGTCAATCTTCCAGTATTTGCGTTAATTGCTTCAAAGAAAAGATTAGTTGGAGCACTTGGAACCGCTGTTTTTCCTAGGGCTGTATAAGTTAATTCACTAGGAACAGTTGAAGGAATACCAACACCATTAATAGAAAATACTCTTACTTCATAATCACCCGCCGTTGCATCAAGAATTTCAAAATCAGGTCTTGATAAGGCATCAATAGAAACAAAATTATCGCTTCCTTTTCTCCATTGAACACGATAAAAACTTGCTCTTGGTACTGATTGCCAACTAACAATAATTTTTACTTTTGCTTGATTGTTTTCTTCATAAAATTGCTCTGTCGCAGATAAAGAACCGGGAGCCTCAGGGGGTGTATTTAAAACACTTGTATTTCTTGTTGGTAGTGTTGAGCCATCTTCTACATAGGCATACTTTCCTGAGTTATAAGGTAAAGCCGCTAGTAAATAGCCAACGCCTTCCTCTTCTGTAATTGATAAAACACGCCATTGAGTTGTTTGAACTATGTTGTTTTGCAATATCCAAACTGAATTACTATTTGGCGCTGAACTAAACGCAGAACTAACCGTAATTGCTGCGCCTACTCTTCCGCTAACTGTTCTTGTCTCGACGGAACCATCAGAAAGAACAACTGAAAGCGTTGGGTCGTTTGTTGTTGATAAATCTGTTTGGTCAGTATTATCTACCGTTATAACTGTTGTAGTAGCTGATTTAATCAAGCCACCGCGCCGAACACCAGCCCTCACAGGATCACTGATTTCTATAACTGCGCCCGGACGAATTAAGACGCCTGCTGATAATCCAATAGAAAAAGTTACAATCTCCGATTCATGTTGTTCTGTATAAAGAAGCCAACGACCTAAACGCGCCGCCTGATTTCTTGATGTGCAAAAAAGACTTTTTACCTGTTTAACAACTGCGCCATATTTTGTTTTTGCCGTACTATCAACTACCTCTTCATAATCTATTTCTTGCGTTTCCATATCGAACCAACCGACATTAACAACGGTATGACGACTTTTTAATGATGAGCCTGAATAGGTAAAGCCACCTTCTCCAACGTTGGCAAGGGTGAATAAATAGCTTGCGTCTTTTGGTGCATCCTGTGAAATCGTTAAGGCGCCCGTACTCCAAAAGGGCATACAACGCATTACAGAACAAAGATCATTAATTAATCGGTATGCGTCTACCTGTTGCTGAACAACTCCATTAACTGCAAATCGTGGTTCCGTTCCTCCGTTGCCATCATCAACACTTGCCCCGCAATATTGAGAAACAGCATAAAAGTCATATTTAGAAAGTTGACTAGCTGAGATATGAGCGCCACAGCCCC